GTGAAACACTTACTATTACACTAACTGGTAATCAAGAAGCAGAAAATTTTTCCACTATTACAAATAAAATATTTGGTGCAAGTGCCAATGCAGATATAACAGGTTTAACCAATGTTAAAACTAATCAAAGACTTCTAACACAAGACGACTATGCTGTACTGCTAACTGGTTCTGCAAACTCATTATTTGAAGCAATAACAAAATTATGTCCAGCAAGTGCAACCACAGGTATAGTATCATTTGGTATAGCAGATGTAGATAGTGTTATAGTGGAGTATTCAGTTAAATCAACCGGTGGTGCATCAGGTGATGGATACAGTAGAACAGGAACGTTACATATAACAGGAGATTCAAATATAGGTGATGCATCTGTAAATGATACTGGTACAATATTATCAAACAACTATTCAGGACTATTTGACTTTGAAGTCAGTTACAATAGTGGTACGTCAACTATAACTTTGTCAGGTGCAAACTCTTTAACTGATGGTACACCCAGAGATGCAACAGTAAAATACCTAGTCAGAAAATGGTTGGGATAATTGCTTGACAAAATAGTTAATCCTCAACAACGATTGTCAATATGGCGAGAATATAAAAATGGTCGCCCATCGTTGAAAAATGTGTTACAATACATCAATAGAATAGAAACAAAACCTAGAACTTTTGACTATTTTACGCCAGGTACTTGGCCTACACCGTGGGAAGTACTTGAAGCAGAAATGTTTTGTATGAGTGGTAAAGCAATATTATTGTATCATACACTGGCACAATTAGAGTACATCGATACAAAAAACGTAAGGTGGCTTGTAGCCGAAAATAAAGAAATTTATCATGAAGGACTTGTGTTTTTTGACGGAGTGTGTTATTATAACATTTTACCGAATACAAGTGTAAATATTCAAAATTTTGATAATTACATAACAGTTAGAGAAATTATTAGACAGGAAAGACTCACAAAGATCCATGAAAGTTACAAAGAGAGACGGCACTAGAGAAGACCTAAATATCGACAAATTACACAAGGTCGTGATGTATGCAGTAGAAGACCTTACTGGCGTTAGTGCATCACAAGTCGAAATCAATAGCCAAATACAATTCTATGATGGCATCAACTCAACTGATATTCAAGAAACATTAATTAAAAGTACAGCGGATCTTATATCAGAAGAGACACCAAATTATCAGTATGTAGCAGGTAGATTAATCAACTATCATTTGCGTAAGCAAGTGTATGGCACATTTGAGCCACCGTGTCTTTGTGATATTGTGCAAAAAAATATTGATGATGGCTTTTATGATTCAGAGTTCACAGATCTCTACACCAAAGACGAGATAAATCAATTACAAACTTATATTAAGCATGAACGCGATGAAGATTTAACTTATGCGGCCATGGAACAGTTCCGTGGTAAGTACCTAGTACAGAACAGAGCAACAGGTCAAATTTACGAAACACCACAAGTAGCATACATGATGATTGCGGCTACATTGTTTGGTAGATATCCTGAAAAGAAAAGAATGGCGTATGTGAAAGCATACTACGATGCTATCAGCACTTTCCGAATTTCCTTGCCTACGCCAGTTATGGCAGGTGTTAGAACACCGCAAAGACAGTTTAGCAGTTGTGTATTAATTGAAACTGATGACAGTTTAGATAGCATTAACGCAACGTCTAGTGCTGTAGTTAAGTATGTAAGTCAAAAGGCAGGCATCGGTATTGGTGCTGGTAACATAAGAGCAATTGGCTCACCTATTAGGAGTGGAGACGCAACTCACACAGGCGTTATTCCCTTCTATAAATTATTTCAATCGGCGGTTAAGAGTTGCTCCCAAGGTGGAGTAAGGGGAGGAGCCGCCACCTTATATTATCCAATTTGGCACTTAGAAGTTGAAGACTTACTAGTGCTAAAGAACAACAAAGGCACAGAAGACAATCGTGTACGTCATATGGACTATGGTGTACAGTTTAACAAACTTATGTATGAAAGGCTTATTAGCGGTGGTAACATCACATTGTTCTCGCCTAAGGATGTACCTGGTTTATATGATGCCTTTTTTGCAGACCAAGACAAATTTAAAGAATTATATGAAGCGGCAGAACGTAAAACAAGTATTAGGAAAAAGTCTATTCCTGCTATTGAATTGTTTTCTGCGTTCGTTCAAGAACGTAAGGACACAGGCAGAATTTACTTGATGAATGTTGACCATGCTAACACACACGGTGCATTTATCGAAAGTGTTGCACCTGTTAAACAAAGTAATTTGTGTTGCGAAATTGATTTACCTACAAAACCATTAACACATATCAATGATGAAGATGGAGAAATCAGTCTGTGTACTTTAAGTGCAATTAATTGGGGTGTTATCAAAGACTTTGAAGAAATGAATAAAATTTGTAAGTTGGCTGTAAGAGGTTTAGATGAACTGCTAGACTATCAAAAATACCCAGTACTAGCCGCAGAACTCAGCACAATGAAAAGACGTCCACTAGGCATAGGTATAATTAATTTAGCATATTGGATGGCAAAACATGGCATGACATATCAAGAGCCTAATTTAGAATTAATTGACGAGTGGGCAGAAGCATGGAGTTACAGTTTAATCAAAGCAAGTAATAAGTTAGCAATGGAAAAAGGTGCTTGTCCAGGAACTAACGAAACAAAATACGGTTTAGGCATTACTCCTAACCAAACATACAAAAAAGACGTCGACGAATTAGTACCACATAAAGAAAGACAAAATTGGAAAGAACTTAGAAAGAATTTGAAAGAGCATGGTATAAGAAACTCTACTTTGATGGCATTAATGCCGGCAGAAACGTCTGCACAGATAAGTAACAGCACGAATGGAATTGAGCCACCACGAGGATACATCAGCATAAAGCAAAGCAAACATGGTGTATTAAAACAAGTTGTACCAGGCTTTCCATACTATAAAAACAAATATGATCTACTGTGGGATCAAAAGTCACCACAAGGCTATTTAAAAATAATGGCTGTACTACAAAAGTACATTGACCAAGGAATTTCGGTAAATACTTCTTATAATCCCGAACACTATGAAGATGAAAAAGTACCAATGAGTGTGCTGATTCAGGATCTTCTTATGTTTTATAAGTATGGTGGTAAGCAGTTGTATTACAATAATACATATGACGGGCAAGGCGAGATTGATATTAACAAAGATGATAAACTACCTGACTTAGAGGCAGGCGAACTAGATGACGAAGATTGCGAGAGTTGTAAAATTTAAATGAGTGTACTTAATACTAAATCAAAATATACAGAAAAAAGTAAAATGTTCTTGTCTGCCGACATGGGAGTACAGAGGTTTGATGTACTTAAATATAGGCAGTTTGATAAACTCACAGAAAAGCAATTAGGATTCTTTTGGCGACCAGAAGAAGTTGATATTACCAAAGACAGTAAGGATTTTAAAGACTTAACAGACTTCGAGCAACACATCTTTACTAGTAATTTAAAAAGACAAATACTGTTAGATAGTGTACAAGGACGGTCACCTAACTTAGCATTACTGCCAATAGTTAGTTTACCTGAATTAGAAACATGGATTGAAACTTGGGCATTTTCAGAAACTATTCACAGTAAAAGTTATACACATATCATTAGAAATGTGTACCCAGACCCAAGCAAAGTGTTTGATGAAATGATGAGTATCAAGGAAATTATTGATTGTTCAGACAGCATAACACAATACTACGATTCATTAATTGAGTATAACAGACTTAGAGATTCTGGTAGTGCCAAGTATAACGAATACGAACACAAGAAACGTATTTGGATGTGTTTAATGAGTGTAAACATTTTAGAAGGTGTACGTTTTTATGTATCCTTTGCATGTAGTTGGGCATTTGCAGAACTTAAAAAGATGGAAGGCAATGCAAAAATTATCAAACTGATTGCACGTGACGAAAATGTTCACTTAGCAAGTACACAACAAATGCTAAAACTTTTACCACGTGAAGATAAGGACTTTGAAAAAATACAAAAGGAAACTTATGCTGAATGTACACAATTATTTTTAGACGCAGTTGAACAAGAAAAGAAATGGGCAGACTATCTATTCAAAGACGGCAGTATTATTGGTCTAAATGCTGAACTACTTAAACAGTATGTAGAATACATTGCTGGTAAAAGAATGCACGCCGTAGGACAAGAAAAAATATTTAATACAGGCACTAATCCTTTACCTTGGACCCAAGCATGGATTACAGGTGGAGAAGTACAAGTAGCACCACAAGAAACTGAAATTAGCAGTTATGTTATTGGCGGTACTAAACAAGACGTTGACAAAGAAACCTTCTCAGGCTTCTCGTTATAATATAAATATTCACACACAGAGGAAACACATGTTAGTAAATAAATCTCATACAAAAGGTGACGTTGTCACTATCAAATTAACCAGCGATACGGAAATTATTACACGTTTTATCAGTCAAGATGAAAACGGTATTACTATTGAAAAGCCTATGGCAGTACAAATTACTCAACAAGGATTAGGATTAATGCCATGGTTATTTAGTGCTGATGCATCTAAACAAATTACCATTGCAAATGAAAAAATCTTTTGTACTATGGATACACTAAAGGATCTTGCTGATCAATACATCGAAGGTACTACTGGTATTAGTTTAGCAAAGGCTTAAATAAGAGACAAGTCTAATCCATTCTGTTCAATTATAGAAGTTTTTTCCTCGTCGCTTAACTCTGTTCTTCCAGGATTATCTGGAAATACACAACAAGGTTGCACATTGTAGAAACTGTTATTTTCTTCACACCATTCTCTGCGATAGAATTTACCAGTGCCGTGTTTGTCCCACTCGATGTACAGTTTTTCTTCAGGCCTATATAAGACACACGTCATATCCTTGCCTATTTGCATATGAGATTCTCGTTGTAAGCGGTCTAAATATCTTCCTTCAAATAAACCATAGGCAGGAAATGCCTCAGTGTATGTTGGATGGTCGATATGCCATTGTTCCATTTCTTGTAAACTAGCACTAAGAGGCTCATACACACCAAACCTATCTGAATAAGTTTCACTGATCCATTGTTTTTCAATTTCCCAAGGGTCGTTTTTATCGTATTTGCCCATGTTAGCAACTTCATTGCCGTCAATAATTTTAAGAATATTATCGCCGCCATTGTATGATTTATAAATGATATTGTCTATTTCACAGTATATAAAACCTTCTGCTTGATTATGGGTCCATTCTAGTTTCATATTAGTATTTATTATGATAAATAATATTACTATGTCAAAAGCCGCACTTAATGGAATATCAGTAGCAGGAGGTCCTGCAGTTGCATCAGCAACAAAAACAACTATTGAATCTTTACAGCCTGTAAGAATAGGCGATACAGTTACAGGGCACGGTGATTCACCGCATAGCAATCCCACAGTTGCAGAAGCCTCATCTAAAGTTAGAATTGAAGGTAAATTTGCTTCAAGAGTAGGAGATGCCGCTTCATGTGGCCATGCATTAGAAAGTGGTGCTAGTAGAACAAACATTGGATAAGTTATTTAATAATGTTTGCGAAATTGATAATCGCAACTACTACAAAGTTAATCTAAATAATATACCCCCTTTTTTATTAGAGTTTGATCAATTTGTTCCTATAGTCAACGAAATGTATACTACTTATAATGACAAAAATAATACATATAGTGGCTCTGATGCTATAATTACTATTGCTGATAAAGACACAGACTATAAAAACTTTGATGACTTATTTGAAAAAGCATACAGAGAAAAACTAGAAGCAAATACATACAATATATTTGTAAGTGGTGGTATTGACAGCACCACATTGTATAACTTGCTTAAAAGCAAACCATTGTC